GCCGTGCCGGAGGTCGACGGGTTGAAGAAACAGCTCGCGCGATACGTCGCGCCGGCTGTGAGCCCGGTGATCATCGCGGTGGACACGAGCCCGCTGGGGGTGGTGTTCTGCGTGCTGGTTGCCTTGCCCGCGTTCACGGTGCCCATGGCGCCGCCGGCGCCGACCCCCACCGTGGCCGCGTTGACGGCTGACCAGCCGCTCGCGTCGACCTCGAACAGCGGGTTGATGGTCAGGTTTCCGGGCCCGAAATCCAGACCAGTCACGGAGTTCTGCGGCACGCCGGTGGTGATGATCTGCCACTCGGTCTCGTACCAACGCGGGTCCGGGCTCGCGAACTGCATCGAGATCTCGAAACCTGGATCTTGGTTGTCGATCCACTTCGGCAAGATATCGCCATCGCGAGCGACGTAGGTCACCAGGCCACCGGTCGGCGTCTGGTAGACGAGCGGGTACAGCCGACTGGTGTCCTGGCAGAGCGCGAGCGCCTTACGGAACGCGCGCTCGGCCGCCGCCCAGTCGTCGTGCCGGGCGTAGCCGCGGATGACAAGCGTGCCGCCGCCCTTTTCGACCTGCCCCGGGATCCAATACGAGCCCGGCCGCTGGAACTTCGGGCTGTACTGCGTGGTGGGCGCGGCGGCCGAACGCGGGTCACTGTCCGGGGTGAGAATCCACTGGATACCGTCAGCGTCCCGGACGCCATCGGTGTTCATCGTAATGCCGTCCAGCGACCAGACGGGCGGTGCGTGCGTCCCCACGGGGGCTCCCTTCTGGAGGGCCGGACAGCGCGCGCCCTGGTGAGAGGACGCGCGCCGCAGGTCAGAGCTTACGGAGCGAGTGCACGACGTAGCGCGAGGCGTTGCGGCCGAGCGCAGATTCGTCCATGCCGGGCGCCGGGTTGATGGTCTGGTTGACCACCACGCCGTCGTTGCCGTACGACCGGTCCCGGACGGCCAGCTGGCCGCTGTCGCGTCCCACGCGAGCCATGGCGGCCTCGAACGCGCGGGTCTGTGGCGGCGACAACACACGCTCAGGTTCGAGCGTGTTCTTGGCCATGAAACCGATGCCGTTGGCGAGCCCGCCCGCGTCGTACCAGTGGGGACTGCGTGACTGCCACGCTGCCCACGCGCTGATCGGGTCGCCGTACTTGCCCTTGATGTAGTTCAGGCCCCACTGGCTTTGGCCCTGGATCGTGGGCTCAAGAGCACCGTGGATGCTGGTCATCTTCTGGAACAGGCCACCGGCCGACGACTTCGGGTTGAAGATGGTCGGGTCCCAGCCGGACTCGTGCTGGATCAGCTGCTGGAGCGCTGCCCACTCGGAGCCTTCACCCCAGCCGAACGCCTGCGCGACCGCGCGCACCGCGGCGATGACTTCCGGGCTGCCGGCGATCGCGATGCTGGTCGAGCCCAACATCGCCGTCAGCTTGTCGACGCCTACCTTGCTCAGCGCGTCGATCGCCTGGTGCATCATCCCGGAACCCGCGGTAGCGGCCCGGTTGCCCGGCCACATGTCCGCGATGGTGTTCGTCCTCGCCAGCGTGTCGGCGAAGGCCGCCGCCATGATCGAGTTCGGGTCAGCGCCCGGCCCGCCACCGGGCACGAACTGCCCGCCGACGACCGGCAGTGACGCGCGGCCGGTGAACTGGCCGCTGTCGGCACCGGCCGCCCGGCCGCCCACGAGCACGGGCACGCCGAACGTCTGAGCCTCGCCGTTAAGCCCGCCGAGCGTGAGCGCGGTGTGGCTGCCGTTGTATCCCGTGGCGAACGCGCTGCTGAGCCCCGGCACGAAGCCGCCCCACGGCTGTGAGGCCGCGGTGCCGAGACGTGTGTACGGGTTGGTGGCGCCGCGGAGCACGTTCGTGACCGCGGACACCAGGCCGGAGCAGTCGTACCCGTACGGGCCGACACCGCCCCAGACGTAAGGCTTGCCGGCCTGCGCCCGCAGGAACTGCTGCCCGCGCACCACGGTGGCGTTCAGCTGCGAGCCCGTATCCGCCGTGACCGCGCCGCCCGTTGCGAACCGGCGGATGCCGGCCGCTTCGAGCGCTTCTGGCTGGCCGGCGTTGAGCGCGTCCAGGAACGGCCGCGCCCGCTTGGCAATCTTGGCCCGCACCACGAACTCGTTGTTGCTAAGCAGCGCCGCGATGCTGTCGGACGTGTCCGTGCCCGGCCCGCTGACGAAGCCGCCGGACGCGAACGCGACCGGCACCGGTGCGACCGGCTGGCCGAGCGCGAAGTCCGTGTTCAGCTGGTTCCACGCAGTGATCAAACCGGCGTTGAACGGGCCGTTGAGCACGTACCGGATGGGGTCCGCAGCCGCCGCGCTGATGCGGCCGAACTGGCTGACGGCCCAGTCACCCGTGGCGGCCATGGCTGCGCGCAAGCTGCTCAGCCCGACCAGCAGCGCGTTGATCGCTGCCAGCTGCCCGTTGGTCGACGCCCACACCGCGGTCTGGATCGTCGCCCAGCTGTAGGCCGTCTGCTGCTGCAACAGCGTCTGGCTGGCCGCGATGGCAGTGTCGGCCGCTGCGGTCGCCGTGGTGATCTGCAACCAGTACGCCACGGTGTCGGCGACCAGCAGCGCGAGTTGCGCGTTGAGCGCGGCCACCAGTGCCGTGACCGTCGCGGCCACGTCGCCGAGATTGGCGAGCGATCCGACGTCGATCGTCAGCGAGGTGTTCGCACCGGCGACCGCGCCGGCCGCACCGGTCCCGACGAGACCGCCATCGGCGTACTTGTTCCGATTCAGCTGCTCCAGCAGGCCGCGGTTCTTGGCCGTGCTCGCCGCGTTCACCACGAACTCGCCGTTGGACAGCAAGCTCGGGATCACGTCGTCGCGCGGGCCGCCCGGACCGGAGATGTAACCGCCGTCCGCGTTGCCCAGCGGATTGGTGAAGCCGGGCGCGAACAGGTTGCCGCCCGCCGCGGGGTTCGCCGACTGGTTGCTGAAGATGAAGCCCAGCACCTGACCGAGCGGGTTGTCCGTGATGACCTTGCCGATGGTGCGCAAGATCCCCTTGACGCCATCGGAGAACCACTTCCACACGGACGACCAGTCAATGTCGAACATCGCTTCAAGGAACTGGCGGACCGGCGACGGCAGAATGAAACCCACGATGTTGACAAACAACTGGCCAATGCCCGTGGAGAACCAACCCCAGATACTCGCCCAGTCGATGTTGAACATGCCCTTGAGCGCGTCCGGAACCCATCCGAGACCGATGGCATTGAGAATGCCCTGGATAATGCCCCAGATGCCGTCAGAGAATCCCTTTTGGATACTCGCCCAGTCCCAACCCTTGAGTAGATTGGTGAACCAGGTGATGGCGGACTGAATCGTGCCGATCAACCAGCCAAGACCCTCGATCACCCACAGCACCATCCGGCCCAGCACGCCGATAACCACGCCCAGTTCGAAGAAGAACTGCTGGCCTTCTGTGGTGTTCATCCAATCGACGAACTTCTGGAGCGTGTTGCTCAACGTGTCCAGGAAGCCGGACTGCTTGACGCCGGTGGCCAGCGAGCCGATCACCTTCACGGCCGCGCCGGTGAGCTTGAAAACCCACCCGACAACTTCCTTGATCGTATCAACGGCGCCCGTCATCCAATCCTTGAGCTTGCCGCTGTCCTTCATTTCCTTGACCCAATCGGCAAACGCCTGCACAGCGTCGCCGATCGCAGGCACCACGGTGTCCTTGAGCACGCCGGAACCGACGTCTGCCAGATCCAGGAAGCTGCTCACCAGCGGCGTGAGAATCTTGCCGAGATCGCGGAGAATGCCTGCCGTGTTTTCCAGCACGGTGTTGATCGATGCTTTGTTTTCCGGCTGGATCAACAGGTCGACGAGTTCTTTGGCAGCGTCGTTCGCCGCAGAGGCGATGTTGCCCAGCCCTGTCTCGACCAAGGGCAGGTAGTTGTCCGCGAGGATACCAAGCTGCTTGTCCAGACCGCTGAACAGAGCGTCCTGAATGGACTTCTGCACCCGGTCCCACGCCGGCTTGAGCGCGTATACCTGATCGAGGAACGCTTTCGCGTTCGGCGACAGCGCGGCCAGCGCCGTGTTGAGCGCCTGCTGGCTCGTCGACATCTGGCTCATGGCGTCGGCCGCGTTCCGGTTGGCCTGTGCCAACGCAGTCTGCGCGTCCGTGATGGACCTTTGCGACTGCAAAGCCGATTGGTCAGCCGCCTGCTGGGCAGCGGACACCGCGTCCGTGGCGTCGGCCAGCCGCTGCGCGTTCTGCTGCGCCTGGTACGACTGGGCGTCACGCGCGTCGGCCAGCTGCTGCTCGGCCCGCGCCACGCTGTCGGTGGCCGCCGCCACCTGGTCGTTGGCCTGCACACCCTTGGTGGCGTACGCCTGCTGCTGGGCGGCCAGGTCCGAGTTGCTGGCTGCCGTCTGGTCGACCTGGAGTTGAGCACGCTTGAGCGCGATCTGGTACCGCTCCAGCTCCGCACCGCCGATGCCCTGCGCGGTCGCGTCGCTCAATGTCTGCTGCGCGTCCGCGAGGTTCAGAGCCGCCTCGCTGGCGTCCAGCGCGCCGCCACGCAGTTGCAGGTTCAGGTCCCGCTGGGCCTTGTTCGCGTCGGAGATGGCTTTCGCGAGGTCATCGAGCGCGACGTTGCGCGCCTTCTCCGCGTCGATCACGGCGCGCTGGGCCTGGACCTCCGCACGGGCGGCATCCGCCACCGCGCGCGTCTCCTGCTTCTTCGCGTCCGTCACGCGCGCCGACGCCTGGTCGGCCGCCGTCGCAGCGTCCGCGCGGGCACGCGACAGGCCAAGCTCGGCCGAGCGCACGCCATCGGCCGCGGCCTGCTGGGCCTTGGCCGCGGCCTCTGCGTCCTTGACGGCCGACTGCTGGGCCTTGCCCATGGCGTCGAACGCGTCGCTCACACCCATCGTGCCGACGGCTATCGCGGCCAGTCCGGCCCCGCCGACCGCGAGCGCACCCGGAATCAGCAGCAGCGCGCCGGACGCCGTGAGCGCGGCGTCAGCCAGCCCGATGATGCTCGCGGCGGCTGCCGCACCCACCGAGACGATCGCGCCGATGGCGAGCGCCGCGGCGACCAGGGACAGAATCGGCCCGCCGGCCGACGACGCCGCGCCGGCGACGTTGCCGAAAGCCGCCACACCTTCGCTGCCGCTCTTGGTGAATGCGCCACCGGCGTCGGACGCCGCGCTGCCTACGGAGACAGCGCTCTTGAACAGCCCGCCGAAGGTGTCGCCCAGCTTGCTGAGCACCTTGATCGCGCTGCCCGCGTCGTTCGAGACGTTGCTGATCGAGCGCGCGTTGAACAGGTCCGTGTCCTTATTGGACTTGTTGTTGCGCGCCGCGAGCAGCTTGGACTCTGCGTTGCGCAGATCGTTCACGGCCGACGAGCTGTTGCGCCGCGCCTGCGACACCTTCAGCTCGGCCGCGGCGGCCTGGCTGCTGTTCTCGCCCGACTTCGCGCGCGTCTCGCTGAGCGCCTTCTCCGAGATCTCGACACGCTTGGCCGCATCCTCCGACTGGGCCCGGGAGCTGACCAGGTTTTTCTCGGCCGACTGGATGTCACGCAGGGCCGCGGCAACAGATGCCTCGGCCTGCTTGACACGAACGTCGACGTTGATCGTCGGAGACTTGCGGCCAAGCGCGTCGATCTTGCGGGCGGCCTGCGTGGTGTTCGCGTCAACCTGGATCGACGGGTTGAACCCCTTCAGGTCCGCCGCCAGCTTCCGGTGGAACCCCGCCATCGACGGAACGACGTCCAGTGTCGCCGTTCCCGCGGTGTACGTGTTCGCCATCGAGGATCACCGCCTGCCCTTCGTGCTCGCGAATCGTCTGCTCGAACTGTTCCGTGGTGACGAACTTGAACGAGTTTTCCAGCGCTCGGAACGATCTCTGCGTGTTCCGGGCGATCACTTCATCGCGTGCACTACGCGGCCGGGGCATCTTGTGTACGCGCGCCTTGGCCGTCGAACCGGTGTTCAGGTGGTTGTTCACCTGCAACAGCTCGATGATCGTTTTCAGCGCGCCCAGCTCCGGTGACTCTTCGATAAACGGCGGGGGCGCCGATGGCCCATCGTCGCCCAGCCCGTTCTCTTCGACCAAGGCGATGTCGGTAACCATTGCCTCGTAAAGGAAACTGGTCGACATGCGGCTGAAGCCGTCGACCAGGTTCAGCAGCGTCTGCCAGGATTCCTCACCGCGCTCGAACATGGACAGGCGGTACGTCGTGCGCACCGCCAAGTCCAGTTCGACCGCGTCACCCCACCGGGCCAGAAGACTTGCCAGCCTGGTCCTTGAGCGCCTGCATGTTGCGAAAGAACTCCTGGACCTCGTTCAGCAGACCCATCAGCTCACCGACCTTCAGCTGACCGAGCACAGCCCACGCGGCCTCGAAGTCCAGCTCACCGACCAGCAGCCGCGTGAGCTGCTTCGCGCTGTCCTGCCCGCGCAGCTCCTCCAGCTCGTTGGCCGAGGCGTCCTGCGGGTCGCGGAAGGTGATGACGAAACGGTCCGGCGTGGTGCCTTCGTCGACGTCCAGCACTTCCGGCGCGCCGGGCAGCCCGGTGGCGTCGACCTCGTACACGTCCGCGGTGGCGGCTTTCAGGAACTCTCCGAGCTTGCGCATGATGCGGCCTTTCTGTGTTTCCGGGTTGAGTCCACTGTAGACGTAGACTGGTGACCGTCCGGGGTCGGGGCCCGGACGGTCAACGGCTCACGCCTCGACTGGCTTCTGTGCCGCGGCGCCGCGGGGCGGCTTCTGCGGCAACTCGACCGGCTTCGACTCTTCCGCCTTGGCCAGTTCGGCCGCGCGTGCCTCGGAAGCCGCTCGCTCGTCCAGCTCGTCACGGGTGCGGTACCCGCGGGCACGCAAGCGGCCGGCTTCGGCCGGGCTGCCGACGACGAGCAGCTGGCCATCGTCGGGGCTGATGAGTTCCGTCCTGAAATTGTTGTCCATAATGGACCTTTCTGTTTCCGGGTTGGGTAAAGCGGGTCGACCGGCGGGAGACGCCACCCGGAAACGAAAAGCGCTCCCGCCGGTCGACGTCTTAGGACTCGATGGTGTAACCCATCGCGTCGGCGTAGAGCAGCGCGCCCGGGCCGAAGATGAAGTTCGTGCCGAGCGTGCCGGTCACGTCGTCCGGGACTGCGTTGAGGGTGACCTGCCGGGTGATCGGGTCATCGCCGTTGGCCTCGACCACGTCGCCGGTGTCGCCGACAACGGCCTTGTGGTAGGCCGTGGCGAGGTAGACCAGCTCGGCACCGTCGTTGTCCGCGATGATCTCGACCGCGCGCCAGTACTGCACGGCCGGACGGTCCGGGATGTCGTACTTCAGCTCGCCGGCGATCGACATCTGGGCGCCGGACAGGTCGATGCCCTCGTGCAGCTCACGCGCCACCCGCCGGTCCTCGATCATGGAGAACTGGAGCGACTTCTCGTCGGCCGTGATGTCCTGCCGGAGCACCGAAGTGGAGCCCCAGCCGTTGATCGCGGACAGCGTGCGGTTCTGCGCCTTGGTGGCGCCATCGGTGGACAGCCAGCCGGCCGACTCGTACGTGCCGGGCAGCTCGATCTGCCCGCCGGTCGCGACCAGCGTGGTGATCAGCGGTGCGGTGCCGTACTTGCCGACCAGCACGGCACCCTTGATGCCCTTGCGGATCAGCTGCGACTTGCGGTCCGCGATGCTCTCGAACGTTGCGGGGGCCATGGTTTTACTCCCTTACCTGTTTCCTGGACACCAGGGCCCAGTTGCTGATGTCCCGACGAACGTCCTCTTGTTCGTAGGGCACTTGATTCGGCAGCAGCGCCATCGTGATCCGGTCGAAGTAACCGGAATCGACGCGCACACCGTCAGGGCAAGCGAGCACGGCCCGCACTGCTTGGTTGAGCTGCTTTGCGTCGGTCCGCGTTTTCGCGAACGTCTGCACTTCCACGACTTCGGTCTGTTCCCAGCCCTGATCGTTGCTTGCGCCGTCCAAAATGGACACCACCGCGAACGGCACGTGCGCCTCATATTCGTCCGGCTCGTCGATGCTGAAGTCGGGTGTGCGGAAGTAGATCCCCAGCCCGTCGATCGTCTCCAGCAGGTCAGCCACACCGTCTTCCCCGTCCGGGAACACAAGCGGCGCGGTCACTCGATCATCGCCCGGGTCATGAAACGGGTGCGCTTCGTCCGGGCGTTGCCGAACTGCAAGCCCACGGCATGGCCATCGAACTGAATGCTGACGCCCATGCGATCCCGGCGGCCACCGGCACGCTGCATGTGGACCAGGCGCCCGCTGGCGGCCGTCTCGCCCGTGTCCTTGGGCACCGCGGCGCGCATCCGCGCGAGCTTGGCTCCCGCGGCCCGGGTGAGCGCGATCCGCAGCTGCGGGTTGGTGCGCAGGAACCGCCGCGTCTCCGCCGAGTTCCGCTGGTACCTCATCAGCCCACCACCCTCTTGAGTCGCTGCTCGTAACCCTCGAACGCGCCGTCAAGGCCGCGCCACAGGGCCGCGTCGCCGTCGCAGTGCCACACCTGGCCTCGCACCCGGATCTTGTCCGATGCCCGCGGCACCGGCGCACCGGGCGGCGCGTACAGGATGGCTGTGGTGATCACTTGCGAGTCCAGGCCACCGCCGGCGCTGGACGCCTGAACACCGCCTTGCCCGGACGACGGCACGAACACGCAGTTCGCGATCGTCGCGACCGTGCCCAAAACGATGTCCTGATCGCGGCCCTCACGCGTTGCCCGCTGGATCTCCGCGGTCTCTGCCCCGTCCTCGATCATTCCGGGAACAGCTCCTGCGAGCCGTACTCGTCGGCGTACGGGATTCGCATGATCGACAGCGGGTAGCCGTCGCCCATGTAGACCACGTCGCGCGCGATGCAGTCCGGCCGCTTGATCTCCACGGACTGGAGCCCGCCCCGGCCCGCCTTCACGTGCGGGGCGAGCATCGCCAGCTCGGCATCGGAGAGCGCCAGCCCCACGGCCGCTTCCTTCGTCATCGACTCTGCGAGCGGGCCGACGTTGCGGGAGAGCAACCCCTTGGGGTTGTTGAACTTCCGGCCCGCCACCTCATAGATAACCGTCTGGGCGACGCGAGGCAGCTCCTCGACCGTCAGCCAGTCGTCATCGTGGTTGGTGGCGGACAGCACCATGCCCTCGGCGCTGTCCAGCGCGTAGGCCGCGCGCCGGATGTCCGCCGTCTCTGCTTCGAAGACACGGCCAAGCGAGTCTCCGAACACGTCGATATCGACCAGCATGACCGTGCCTCCTCTCGGACTAGCTGGCGGACAGGGTGCCCCGGACCGCGCGCCGCATCGTCTTGGCGCCGGAGCGCGCGACGTCGGTGATCGCGTAGTCCTTGATCGAGGTGTGCCCGGTGAACACGTTGGTGATCGAGCGGTCGCGCTGGAAATCCGCGTCGTAGTCCATGATCCAGCGCATGGCCAGACCCTGGTACGACTGCGAGCTGCCGAAGCTCGCGCCGCGCGGCACCTTGGGCGCGTGCATCGCGAACGCGAACGCGGTGCGGTGGAACCAGAACACCGCGTCGGACGGCACGGCCTGCGACTCGGTGACCGTCCAGCCCGCCAGCCGGGGCAGTGCGGCCTCGGCAAAGGCGGTCTCCGCGTGCGAGCCGGAGTCGTTGTAGTTCTTGACCCGGTCGCTCTTCAGCACCCACGACGCGACGTCGGTGCCCACCACGCAGAAACGGTCGTTCTGCGGGATGTTGTCCTCGTTGAGCGCCTGCTTGGCATCCACGAAGACGTCGTACGGGTCGGCCGCTTCGGCGAACGTCAGGTTGGTGCTGTACGTCGTGGCGACCATGTTCGCCGCGATGCCGTCTTCCAGACCCTCCGCGATCGCGCGGGTCTGGGGCAGCAGGATCTGCGTCGCGAAATCGCTGACGTCCAGTTCCATCTGCTCGTCGTCGATCGAGGTACCGTGGTAGACGTCGGTGGTCAGGGTCAGCGGAACGCTGCCCTCGGCCAGGTCATCCATCACGATCTGTCGCCCGGAGCCCTGGACGCGCAGCGCCTTGGTGCGCGCCTTCGCGACGGCCGGCACCTTGATGTTGACGGTGTCGTTCACGGCGCCGGCGAAGTTGTCGACAGCGTCGCGCCAGACGACGTTCGGCAGGATGATGTCCCGCTGCAACAGGCCGAGGCCCGTCGCAGTCAGCTTGGTTGCCTTGACGGCGGTGAAAGCCATGGTGGCTACTTCCCTTCACTCATAACGGGTACGGTGTACCGGGCGCGGCACGGCCTGCCCGTTTGTCTTGCCGGTGTTAGGAAACCCGCCACCCGGCAGCGGGAGCTAGCGTGCGTAAATCGACTTCTTCAGCACCTCGTCGGCGAGCTTCTTCGGGTCCAGCGCTTCGCTGTCACCGTCGTTGTCGCCACCGCCCGGCTTGAGGTTGCCGTTCCCACCACCGGCCGGCTTCTTCTTCAACCGGTCGGCCGGGCTGGCGAAGGTCTCCCGCAGATCGTCCGCGTCGGCCTCCAGCTCCTCTTTGGTGGCTCCGACGAGCCGCATGGCCTGCTTGGTGGTCAGACCCTTGTCGAGCGCGACCTCCAGCTTGAGCACCTTCAGCTCGGCCGCGGTCGCCTTCTCCGTCGCAGCAGCGTTGTCCTTGGTCAGCTTGTCCTCTTTGGACAGCTTCGCGTCTTCGATCTCCTGCAACTTCTTCGTTGCTTCGTCGCGGTCGGCAGCAGCCTTGGCCTTCTCCGCCTTGAGCGCGAGGAAGGCCTCCTTCGTGGGCACGAAGTCGTCGGACGCGGGCGGGTCCGTCTTCGGTGGCTCGGTCGCGGGCGGGGCTGGTGGCGCACCACCACCGGTGACCGGCGGCGTGGCGCCCGGGTCGGCGTCGCGTGTGATTCGGGCCCAACGGTTCTTCTGCATGTGCTCCCACTCCCACGGGGGTTGGTGTGGCCACCACGGGCGGCCGTTTCCGGGTTTAGTGCGTCGCGCCGACGTAAGCGCGGAACGCGGACAGCGCGGCCTTGCCGGACAGCCCGGCGGTCGCGTTGCCCCACGCGACGGACATCTCATTGTTCAGGTCCGGCAGCCCCTGATCACCGGCGAACACCGGCACCGCGAAGCATCGGCATTCGTCGTGATAGGTCTCGCCGAGCCCGCGCGGGCCGCGCGGTCGCCCACGCCGGCCGCCGGTGATCTGTGCGGCATCCTTCTGCGAGTGGTAGACCGCACCGCGGCTAGCCATCGCGAGGCAGAAGCCGCACGCCTTGGGCCGGGTGACCCGAGCCCAGCCGATGGCCGCGCTGTCATCCTTCGTGGCCTCCAGCACGGCCTCGCGGCCGGCGTCCATCGTCTGCTTGGTCACCACTCCGGACAGCAGCGGGATGGCCTCGCGGTGCGCCTGCTCGGGTGCGTAGCCCTGCTTGAGCAGCTGCCGCATCCGACCGGGGCCGGTGGCAGTGATCGAGGCCAGCATCTTCGCGTCCGGCGCGAACGCGACGCGCGGCAGGTCGAACGGCACCAGGTGGTGCGTCTGCTGCCGCCGGAGGACGTTGTACCCGCTGGCCGCCACCGCGACCGACTCGCGCCGGTACCGCTCGACCAGCCGTGCCATCTGGACCAGCCAGCCCGAGAACGAGCTAAATGGCGTCAGCGGGCTGACCAGCACCCACAGCCCGAGCGCGTCCTTGACCGCATTGGCCGCAACGTGCAGCTGCGCGGACCGCATCTGCTGGGCCGCCAGCGCGCCGCTAGCCGGCATTCGGCACCGCCTGCGGCCCGTTCAGCCCCCGAGCCTGCTCATCGAGCTGAGCGAGCGTCTGGGCCATCGGATCGGCCGCCACCTGTTCCTTGCGCAGCAGCCGGGCGTAGTCGCCTTCCTGCTTCGTCCAGCCCGGAATTCGGTGCCAGAGCGCTTCGCCCGGGATCCCGAGGTCGCTGCCGGAAGACAGCTTCTGGAGCGCGTCCGCCGCCTGCGCGAGCGAGCGCGAGCCGATGTCCGACCACGCGACCTCGGCATCGTCACGGCCGCCCAGCGGCGTGTCGCCCGCGATCGCGCCCGCGAGGTCCAGGTGCTGCTCGGCCTGCTCGCCGAACGCGTGCTGGTAGGCCAGTTTCTTGTTCTGCTCGCCGGTCTCCGCCGCGCTGATCGCGTCTGCGGCCAGGTTGACCATGTTCACAACCAGGTGGTGCGGCGCCGTGCGCGAGGTCATCGCGAAGTGCTGAATGGCGTCGCGCAGGCTATTCAGGTACGGGTCGAGTGGCGTGGGGTCGAACTGCCAGCCCTTCATGTCCGGGTCGCCGGACGTGAGCAGGCGGTTGATCGCGAGCTCGATCGGGACCGGCTTGCCCGTCTTCGGGTCGGTCGGCTGCTCCATGCCGGAGATGCCTCGCACCAGGAACGCGCCGTACGTCTGCGCGATCAGCAGGTCGAACGACGTCTGGTTGATCCGGTCCTGGATTCGCCGAGCCGGCCACACATCGCCCAAACAGGCGCCGTCCAGGTCCATCGACGGCGCGTAGCGCACCACCGGGCACACACCGACGTTGTGCGTCTTGACGTCCAAAATGGACAGCTGGTGCTGATTCGGCGCGAAACCGATCTTGATTTCGTCCTGGTCATCGACGATCCCCACGACGTCGCCGGCAGGGTTGGTGCGCAGCAGGAACTGCGGCCACTCGTCTTCCACCGGGTCGTCGTAGAGCGCGAACGCGCGTCGCGCCGACACACCGCGCATGACCGGCCCGGCCGCACCCGGGAACGCGGTGCCGTAGGCGTAGCCGTCCCGGATCGCGGCGTAGAACAGCTGACCCTGTCGGCTGTCGAACTTGTTGGCCTGCCAGTAGTTCCAGGTCGCGTCGCTCTCCGCGGAGTCCGCCGTGCGGTAGTCCTCGATGTACAGCTGATCGGTGATCGACTGGAGCATCATCCGGATGACGTTGGTCTCCGCGCGCTCGGCCAGCAGCTTGTACTCGTCGGTAGCTTTCTCCGGCCGGTACGGGCCCGGCTGTGGCCCGCGCTCGTACGTCCGGATCTCGTTCAGGCGCGCGTGCTCGTGATCGCGGTGGTCCTCCGTGCGCTTGATGATGTCGATGATTTTCTCGATCGTCAGCGTGTCGTGCGCCACCGGGTCACCCTCCTCATTGGACGAAGACCTTGCCGGTCCGCCGTTTCTTGATCTTGCCGCTGCGGATCGCGTCCGTGCGGGCCAGCCGCGCGATCACCATCGTCACCGCGAGGTCGACCAGTTCCTTGCTGTCGCGTGTGCGCTTGCCCAGCGAGTAGCCCCACTGATTGGTGCGCCGGTGCGCCTTGAAGACGTGCAGCTGGAGCGCGGGATCGCCGTCGTGGGTCAGGCTCTGGTCCTCGTCGACCGCGACCACGGTGGCCATGGCCTCTTCGGTGAACCGGCGGTTGCGGTCCAGACCACCGGGGGTGGACAACCGCATATCGAACTCACAGGCGTTGCGCCCGCTCGCCTTCACCGCGTAGCCGGCCGCGAAGTCCCGGTGCCACGCGTCGAACAGCGCTTTCCAGTACGACTTCTCCGTCTCGTCTTCGCGCGTCGGTGAGGGGTCGCCGTAGAACGCCACCACGTGGTAGTTCGCATGCACCCATCGCACCTTGGCGTCGACCTCGTTGCGGGGCACCAGCCACTCGCGCTTGTTCCGGCCCTTCGTAGGCCAGCCCTTCGGCCGCGCCCACACGCCGAACGTGATCACGTGGCCATCGCTGATGCGCACGCCTACGAGTCCGGTCGCGTCCTCGTTCTTCGAACAGTCCAGGCCGAGCGCGATCATCTCGCCGTCCGCCACGATGTCGAGCGGGCGCGCACAGGCCGCCCACGCGCGCGGGTCCACCCATCCGGTCTCGTTCGCCGCGGTCGCGTTGAAGTAGTACCGGATGGCGTCCGCCACGGTGGTGTCCGTGTCGTAGATGTCTGCCTCGATGCGCTCGGGATCGACCCACGGCGCGTCGGCGTAGGCCGCCGCGATGCCCGCGCGGACGTCGGTCGGCTCGTGCAGGCTCAGGTAGCCCGGGGCCTCGCACGAGTCGTAGAGGATGTCCAGCGCCGGCGTGTTGCCCATGACCTGGTTCTGCCAGGCGTTGAACGTGTCCTCCGCGACGCTGTCGCCGGCTTCCTCGTGCGCGTTCGTGTACTCCACGATGCGTGCCTGGCCGCCGGGCGATTTCGCGACATTTCGACGACAAACAGCCGCCATTCCCTTGCCACCGCTGGACGTGGTCGCGTGGTGGGGCTCGTCGAACACGATCGCGGTGGACGGGTCACCCTCGGCCGACTTCACCGACTGCGTGAGCACCTGGAGGCGCCCGCCGCTCTTGGTCGCGCTGCCGTTCTTGCCGGCCTCGAAACCCACGGCGGCCTTGAGCCGCTTGCTCACCATCGCGTTCGCGACGTTGAGCACGTCCTTGGCCTGGTCCTCCGAGTTCGCCGCGATCTGCACGAGCGGCAGCCGGTGCGGCCGGCCGATCGGGTTGCCGGCCTCGTCGAAGTGGTCGAACACCACCGGGCCGAACATCTCGATGTTGCACGTGGCTGCCGCGAGCGGGCTCTTGCCGACGCCCTTGGCACGGCGGTTCACGCCGCGGCGGTACAGCCACTTACCATTCGGCTTGATCGCGTACCAGAGCACGAGCCAGCGTTTCTGCGCTTTGGTGAACCGCCAGGGCTCGCCGGTGACGTGGTGCACGAGCCACTGTTCGGCCCACTCGATCAGGTCCCAGCCGAGCGACGGCGGCAGGTCGGCGAGGTCATCTGGCCAAGGCAGCGAGCGCCACGAGCCGGAGACGAAGTCACGCCAGTAGCCTGCGGGCGGCGTGACGGCGAAGAACCGGGGGTCGAGCTTGGGCTTGACGAGTGGGTTGGCGAGCACGGCCCGACCTCCCTGGTCGGGCGCGGCACGGCCGCGCGTCATGAATTTGTCGCGTTTTTGACAGAGCCGACACGCGGAAGGGGGCACCCGGGGGGTTGGGTGTTCCGCGTGCCGGCCGCTCACCCGGGTCGCCGCGATCCGGGGAGATCAAGGTTCGACCGTGGGCCAGCCGATCAAGCTCCACACCGAGACCGGCTCGCCGTCGCCCCACCGCCGACGGGCGCGGATGCGCGCGGCCGGGCGGCTGACGTAGCGGTCGGTGATGCCCAGCCACTGGCGGAAGGTCCGGCGGCCGACCGCGGCGTGCCGGCTCACAGCTCGAACCCCTTGAGCCCGCGGTACTGCTCCGGCACGTGCGCGCTGCACACGAGGTCCGACCAGCCGCCGGGGACGGGCACGGCGTGGGTAGCCGGCTGGGCACAGCCGTCCGCCGTGCAGTACGGCAAGTCGATCTCCGGGCCCAGATCGGCGTTCAGCGCATCCACCACGGTCTGGGCGAGGCCGGGTTTGATCGTGAAGAGCACCAGCACGTCATCGTTCGACGGCTCGCTGCCCTGCTGGCTGTAGACGAGCTGCTTGTTGTGGCGCCCGAGTCGGTACCTCATCGGCCGTCCCACCCACGGGAGGCCAGCCACTGCCGATCTTCCGGCGTCAGCGTGGCGAGTCGGTCAAGACGCTCGTTGAATCGCCGGTGGTAGTGCTCGCACCAGTCCTTGTCGGCCGGAAGCGAGCAGAACGCGGCAACAACCAGTGGCGCGAAGAGCGTCACGCTGATCAAGGCGATCACTGCTAGCGGAGTCATGCCAAGGACCGTACGCCCTGCTGACCACAAGTGTCAAGCAGAGGGCAGTTCTTCTGCCTCGTAATTCAGCAACGCGGTTTCAAGATCGTCGAGCGCACCCGCGGCGGCCTCTACCGCCGACGCGTTGTCCCACTGCGAAGCGTCGTTCTCCAGGTCATGCACGTCGCCCCATGCCGCGTTGGTTGCGCGCTTGTGCTCAGCGAAATCCCTGTTGGCCGGGATCACAGCCCGCTCGCCTTCGCGCGGTCAATCGGCGCGACCGCGGCCAGCGGGGCGACCGTGTCCTTGTGGCGCTGGACTTCGATCTTGAGGCGCCGGCGGGCTGACTCGAACACCATCAGCTCACCGAGCGCGGAGCGCATCTCGGCCGCCTTCATCGACGACAGCGCACCGTTGTGGTTGAGCATGTCGCGGATGCAGCCGTCCACCACCATCAGCTCAGCACGCGCGGCCGACCAGTCGGCCATCGTGTAGTACTCGTGGAACCCGCTGACAGCCATCGAATCCCACAGGTCCCGCGTGACGATGCTGGGCACCCACGGGGAGCCGTCATCGAAATCGGGAAACACGAGTTCGGGCTGGTCCACCGGGCCGGCCTCGGGCTTATCGACGGTTCCGTGGTGATCGAGAACGCTCTGCGCTGCTTTCGCGTGGCCGAGCTTCTGTTCGCTGCGCTTACGGTTCGAGCCGCCTGAGCGGCCGGGGACTCCAGGCACGGCCTGAGCTCCGTCCTGCACTCCGTTCAAGATCGTCACAGACGGTCATTTGGGGAGCGCGTTTCGTGACCCTATGCACACCGACAGTGAACAACTTCGCGAGGGGGTACCCCCCACCCTGCGGAGGATACCACAGCGCGACTGCGGCTGCTACAAGTGTCTGCGGTTGGTTTCTTCTGTCCTACGCGGTTTCTGCGTCGTGAATGCGGGCCTGAAGGTCCGCCTTAGTGCCACTTGTCGGCAGGTCCATGGACTCGGCCAGGCTCTTCAGCTCGCGCAGTGTGAGGCCATCGAGATGATCGCCTTCGTCACTGTGCGTGTCCTCGAAAGGGTTGCTCTGTGTGACCGATACACCGAAGCCTGAGCCCTCGACGACCACGGGCTCAGCATCGTCAGGCAAGGCAACGCTGCCCTTGCCGCTGTGCCTGTCCGCACGCTGGGCCACGTCCACCTCAGCGGTGTGCCCCTCGGCGTCCACGCTGGGCAGCAGGCCCGTCTCGTCACTGGGGTCCAGCACCACGCTGCCGTCCACCTCATCCGTGACGTAGCCCTGGCTGAACAGGAACTCCGCGTCCCCGTCACTCAGCTCGGCCACGTCGTCGACGTCGTGGCCTCCGATGTTCTGGAGAAAGCGCACCTTCATGATCAGTAGTCCTTCCGTGCCCGTGTGCCGGGGTGCTGTGCCTGTGGTCGCCTGGCCATACCCTGCCGCAGCTTCCGGCCCTCGGCGGCCTCGGCGGCTGTCTTGCGCGTGTGGTGCTGCTCGCAGATGTCTTGGAGGTTGGCCAGCTCGTCACCGCCACCGCGGCTCTGGGGCACGATGTGGTCCACCGCGTGAGCGTGGCGGGTGCAGCGGGCGCCGTTCTCGATGACCTCGCACGCGCCACCGGAGCGGCGGCGCACGAGCACCCGGTTGCGGTGGTAATCCCGGCTGTAGAGCCGCCGTCCCGCCCAGCCGGGCATCAGGCCTCGAACCGGCATGGGTCCGGGAACCGCTCGCGGATATAGCCGCCGATGGCACCGCGGAGAAAGCTGATGTCCGATGTGGACAGGAACGTCGCCTCGCGCACCCACGCCGGCAGCTCGCCGTACGTCGAATAGATCTTGATGTCGTGGGCATAGGTCTCGCCACCGAGACCATGCACGTTGCCGTAGATCGACGCGTGCTGGACCCAATAGTCCGGGTGGTTGTGTGCATCCATCGCGGCCAGCATCGGCGCCTTGTGCGTCACGAGCGGCGTGTGCAGCGCGTAGCTCACCGGCTTCGGATAGCCGAGGTGCCGCAGGATCTCGCGCGTCGCGATCATCGAGCGGTGGTACGTGGTGCCGAGCCGGCGCATACCTTCGCGCTCTATCACGTCATCCATGAGGCCCCAGTTCGTGACCGGCACGTCCGGCAGTGGCTTCATCACGAAGAAGTCATCGTTCATGAACGCGAACGGGTCGCTCAGCTCGGGGTGCGTCAGCGCGGCGCGCTGGTTGCGCAGGCTGTTCTGGTGCTTCTGGCTGGACAGCTGCTTAATGTCGATGTGCTCGACGCCGGTGACCCACGACGGCTTGTAGCCCGTGATCCACACCGTGGCGCCGGGCAGGTTCGCAGCCACCGACCGCAGGCTGTAGCGCAGCTCGTCGTTGCGCTCCTCGGCCTTGAGCACGTAGCAGAGGTCCATGCTCACCTCCGGCTGAAAAGGGGCGGAGCGGCGCGTCCGAGATCGGCGTAGCCCTGCTGTCAGGATCTGGTGCCAGCTCCGCCCCTGATTCGTCACGGTACGCATTCCGTGATCGTCCTCGCAACCAAGTGTCACCCTCGTTCCATCAACGCCAGCACGTCGGCGAGCCGGTAGCGACCGCCGATCGCCTCGATCCGCTTGCGGCTCGCCCACTGCCGGATGCGCGCCGAGGTGATCGAGATACCGAACGTCGGCGCGCGGTGCTCGATCTCGGCCGCGGTGAGCAGCAGCTCACGGGCGGTCGCCAATGCCTCGCGGCGGTTCTGGCTGATGTCGATGATGGCCGGGCAGCCGTGCGGGCAGATCATCGTCGTCTCGTCGGCGTACGCGCTCACCGGCAGCTTGCAGTTCCAGCACTCGCCACCGGGCATCTTGTGGCGGCCGTCGATGAACCGCTCGGCCAGCTCGCGCAGGTCGCTGTCCCACGGCGCGGCGGCCAGCCGGTCGTGCAGCTCCAGCGCGCCCAGGTCGATCGGCGGCTTGCTGGCAAACCCGCTGCCGCCCCCGCCGGCGGACCGGCCGCGCGTCCCCTGGCGGGCAGCCAACTGAGACAGCTCGGCCAGCAGCTCATCGATCTCCGGCGGCCTCATGCGTCGGCGAACGGGTTGTTGGGCTGTCCGAAGCCGCGGACGTGCAGCAGTGCCACCAGGTCGCGCACCAGGATCGAGGTCGCCGCGTACGGCAACGGCACCCACCGCTCGTCGCCGGTGACCAGCGCGGCCAGCTGGCCCACGCCGCTCCAAGCCCGCCACTCGCCGATCGGCCGCCGGTGCACGCGCTCGACCAGGAAGCCATACCGCGCGGCCTCCCCCTCGCGCATCACGCTGACCGCGGCGAGCATGGATGCCGTTTCCACGGGGGTGAGAGCCACGCTGCGGCTCTTGACGTCCCAGACGAGGTCAGGACACCCGACGATGTCCCCCGGGTCCGTCTGGCCGCGCTGAGCGGCTTTCCAGCCGGTCACCACTGCCCGGTCAGCGTCGGGCCACCCGTGCTCGCGCAACCAGGCCGCGAACTGCCGCTCGTACGACTTGCCCCGGCTGCTGGCCGACCGGCCGCGTGCTGCCCGGACCGGGTCTACCGCGGTCACTGAGGGCCCCACAAGATCGTCAAGTCTTCGATCGGGAACCAACGGGCCCGCGGACCGGCGGCACTGCCGAGGCGCCCGTCCGTGACGCACAGGACCGTCGTGTCCGGCGCGCTGCCCTCGGTGTGCAGGCTCCACGCCACGACGAGCAGAGCGCTTGCCTGTGGATCGTGAGCGAGCCGCGCTCGAACGAACCGGGCCTCAGGGATGATCATCTTCTACTCGCTTCCGGGTTCGAATAAAAACATGAATGGCGTTCAAAAATCGAGGGTCCGCAAATCGAGGGTCCCCTATACACCCCGGACCCTCGGGACCCTCGGAGCGCTGACGCTCTCTCCGAAGGCACCCGTTTGTGGGTAAATGAGTCGAGGGTCCATGATCTTGGGACCCTCGATTTCCGCAGGTCAGTGGGGGTCCATCCTGTCGAGGGTCCGCGAGGGTCCGGATGATCATGGGACCCTCGAAAACGAGAGGTCAAATCGAGGGTCCCATGATCATCCGCGCGGGACCCTCGATTCTGGTCACGGAACGCATTCATACTGTCTCCCACGGTAATTCTTTGCCCGCTCCGAGAAGCCGCTGGTTTTCCGTGGCCCCATCCTCGGTGAGCTGAAACTGGTACATGACCCGTCCGCCGGACTTCAGCCCACTGTCCGTCGACAGCACGAGCCCCCGATGCACGGCCTGATCGAGCGCCGCGCGGGCATCCGTCGTCGCGCGCCCCTTCGCGAGCCCCATGTTCTCGAACAGCGCCGCTTGGATGATGGGCGTCTGCCGGTCAGCCTCAGCGTCCGCGAGAGCCCGCAGCACGCGGTTGCGGAGCTCCTGGAGCCTGTCGGTCGCCGGCGAGCTGCTGCGCGCCTCAGGCGCCCGCACGACGGCTTCGTAGTGCATGCGGGTGTCGGCCTTGGCCACGTCGTCCGACCACACCGCGCGGGTGAGCGCGTAGCTGCCGCTCGTCTGCCCCTTGACGTCGACGGTCAGCTCGGCCGTGGTGCGCCCGGTCGGGTCGACGTTGTACGCCTGCGCGTCCTTGTGATCGCCCACGCCGACGTTGATCAGGACCCGGCCCCACTCCTGCAAGCCGGCCCCGGACCAGCGTCCGAAGCCGCTGCCCTCGCCTGCCTTGTTCCAGTGGGTGGTGATCAGGATGGCGGAGTCCAGCTCGGCCGCCACGCCTTGCAGGTTGCGCAGCACGGCGCCGGTGCGGCTGAGCGTCTTGCCGTCCGCCTCCTCGCCGGCCGAGAGGTACCACGGGTCGATGACGATGAGGTCCGGCCCGAACGCCTCCAGGTCGCTGTACAGCCGGTTGACCGCGGCCGGGTCCGAGAGCATCGAGCTGCCGTCCTGCACCATCAGCCCGTCCAGCACGCTATCGGTCAGCTCGACGTCCTTGTGTCGCGCCACAGCCTCCAGCCGGGTGAAGTACTCCCGCATGTCCCCCTCGCTGTGCATGACCGCCACGCGGCCTCTGGTGGTGTCGACGGCCCCCAGCCACGGTGTGCCGGTGAGGAGGCTGACGGTCAGGTCCGCCACCAGCCACGTCTTGCCCGCCTTGTACTCGGCCCCGAGCGCGGCGTAGCTGCCCTTGTGCAGCACCCGGTTGATCAGGAACTCGCGCGGCTTCTCGCGAGCGATCTTGTACAGCTCGGCGGCCGTGCTGAACCCGCGGCTCGCCACCTTGGCCGCGTACGGGAACCGCTCCTCTTCCAGTAGCTGCTGTGCCGCGTGCGCCGCCTTGGCTCGCAAGTAGGCGTCGCGCACGAGCGGCGGCGAGTTCTTGATCCGCTCGCGTAACTCCTGGTCAATCGAGGGTCCGTGAGGGTCCGAAGATCCACTGGACCCCCACTCAGCAGCAGCAGCAGCCGCCGCCCCCTCGTCGGCTTTTCCCGGCACCGACCCCCAGCTGTCGGCGAGCGCGCCAGTGTCGGCCATCTCGGTGTAGGGGTGCTTCAGCCCGCCACGCAGGCCGGTGCTGGAGCGGATCGTCTTCATGTCGTTGCCGTCGGGCGGGTCGGTCACCGGGCTGTCGGTGAGCGCGTCCACCACGTACTGCACGGCGGCTTCCAGCGAGCAGTCCACCGGCTCACCGACCGCGTCCCAGGTGGCGAACAGGCGGCCGACCTGGAAGCAGTAGCGGTTCAGCGCGTCGTTGAAGCCACCGCCCATCGACTCTTCCAAGATCGCGAGGTGCTGGTCGACCCTGGCCTGGATCTGCTCGACCGCTGTGCCGGTCACCTCGCCGAACGCGTCCGGCACCCGGCTGGCCGCGCGGTCGCGCTTGAGCCGGTCGTTCTCCGCCTTCAGCTCCAGCAGCAGCGCGGCGGGCACCGGCGGCAGCTCGTCGGGACGCAGCCAGTCGCCATCGCGTTCGTAGACACCGCCACCGGCGACGGACGTGCCCGGCCCGTAGACCAGGCCGCCGATGCCACGCACGTCGATGCCGAGCTCGCCGAAGCTGGCGATGGGGATCGGCGCGGCCGGGTCGGCGCGGAAGAACAGGTGCTGCCCGCCGGCCTGCGTGTCGACGGTCAGCGGGCTCTCGGGGTAGCCGCGCTCCTCCCACAGTGCGAGGCCGTTGGTGGTGCCAGACACGTCCAGGTCGACCGCCACGATGCCACTGGCGCCGCAGTCGATGCCGTAGCCCTGTTGGCGGTCGATCCAGCGGAGCACGCCCGGGTCGGTGGTGCTGGCGGCCTGCCAGCTCGGGGGGAACTGCGCGATCTTGGTGGGTTTGCCGGTACGCGGGTGGACCTCAAGGGACAGGGCGACGTTGAACACGGCATAGCCGTGCTGCTGGGCCTGCTCTGCCTCGATGGCCGCTGCGTGGCGCCCGGCTTCCGCGGCCGTCACTCCCCCGTCCGCTCAGCTGCCAGCGCGTCCAGGTCGGCGACGGCATAGCGGCGCAGGCCACCGGGCAGCTCGCGCGGGGTGATCCGCCCGGCGTCCGTCCACGCCTTCAGCGTCCAGCGGGAGACGGACAGGTACCGCGCGGCAGCCAGCTGCGTGAGGTACTGGGGTTCGAGGTCGGTCATCGGCGGCGCCTCCGGTCGGCGAGCAGCTGGGCGACGGCCACGCCGGCCGCGGTCAGCAGGGCCAGTCCCGCGAGGCCGCCGACGGCGCAGAGCAAGATCAGTTCAACGTCGGTCATGGGGGTGACCCTACACGGTGATCGAGTGGTGCTGCAAGTGGCTGGGCGTAGAATCCCGTGGGAGCAGACCCTTGACACTTGTGGACACGGCAGGTAGAGTTCCTTCTATCAGCACAGCAGCCACCACGGAGGACCAGATGGCCGAGCAGCACCCGCTCACCAAGCTCCCCACCGCCGAGATCCGCGAGCACGTCCAGGGTTACGAGCAGAAGATCGCCTACAACGAGGCGCGCGGCACCGACCAGTCGGACCGCCGGTTGGTGTTGGCGGCCCTGCTCACCGAGCTGGCGGACCGCGAAGCCTGAGCCCCAGCGGGGGCGGCCGCCCCCGCAACGCTGTTATAAAACCCGAGGAGGCCGTAATGATCGAGGCCGCCACAGCCATCCGAATCGACCAGATCACCACCGACCGCGGTCGCGTCATCAGCATCGAGTGTCTGGACACCACCCCGGACACCTGTGACTCCTGCCGGACCGTGTGGCACGCGGAATCGCTCCGCTACCACGCTGAGCTGTACCTCTGCCCGCTCTGCGCCTGATCCACTCGGGAAGCCGGGCCCGGCACCTCTGCTGCGCAACACTGTTATAAAACGCGAGTGCCCTGAGAGGACAGACGATGACCGACCTCGAACGCGTGAACCGCGAGATCGCCAAGCTGCAAGAGAAGATCCAGCGGCGGCGCGAGCGCGGGCAGGACTGGTCCGACGACGACCGGTGGCTCGTCGACCTGATCATGCAGCGGAACGCCATGCTGGAGCGCGGCAAGGGGCTGATGGACGTGCTCGCGGACATCGGCGCCACGTTCGACGCGCTGAACGCGGCACTCGCCGGGATGGCCGGTCGGCCGGCGCCGGAGAGCGAGCCGCGTCAGATCGGCGCTTGACACTTGTAGACACAGCTGGCAGACTGCTGGTTGTGGGAACGCGCATCACCGACACAGGGAGAGGCAATGGCGGAGAACGCGATCGAGCGGCAGGTTCGGCTGGCACGGGAGCAGGTGGCGAGGGCCCAGAAGGCCGAGCGGGACGCCAAGGCGCGCGACGCACGGCGGCAGGAAGACTTCGACAATGGCGACAACGGCGCGGCAAACCGGTGAGCGCAAGCGAGAGCGCCCAGACGCTGCACGCCATCGCACAGGGCATCCCGGTGGAGCAGAGCCAGCTCGTCTACCACAGCTTCATGGACACCGCTGGCCGGATCGCTGCGGCACTGGGCGAAGAACACCAGCAGCTGGCCGCACTGACCAACCTTGCGAGCGCCTGCAACGACAAGGCCGAGGAACTGGCCGGGATGATCATTGCGTTGCAGGACCAGATCGAGGCCGCCGCGGTGCGGATGGTGCAGTAGCTCCACAATGGACGAAACCCTTCCGCGAAGACGACAACGGAAGGGTCGGCGGCAGACAGCCGTCCTGACGAGTCCTCGGGAGAGAGCATGAAGTTGACCAATCCGCAGCAGGCGGCGCTGGAGTCCATCGCCGATGGTGCCACCCCCACCAGCTCCCTGGTGATCAAGAACCTGCTCGCCAAGGGCTTGATCAAGCTGGGCACCGTGTCCGACTGGCAGCTCACCGACGTCGGCCGCGAGGCGCTGGGCCTGATGACGGTGGCCGAAGCCGCGTTCGCCGGGCTCACGGAGCACGATGACGCCACCGCGGTTGCGGCCGAGCTGCCCACTGCCGACGAGGATGCGTACACGGGGCAGGCCGCCGACGAACTGGATGGCTTGGTCAAGATCCTGTCAGGGCTGGCCGAGATCGAGCAGCCCGCTGCCGACCAGCGGTTCCGCGTAACGGACGACACGCCGGTGGTGAACCCCCAGCAGGGCGACTACGGGCTGGCGATGCTGAGCGGGCTGGGGTCCGGCAGCGGCAAGCACGTCTACGGCGGCACCGCCAACGACGGCAAGGTCAACAAGCGGCGCGCGAAGGCGCGCGTTGCCCGCAAGAGCAGGAAGGCGAACCGTCGTGGCTGACGAGCAGATCAACATCGAGATCGTCCCGGCACTGATCGGCCCGGAGTACACCACGCAGTGCACGGTGGACGGCTGCGGCTGGCAGCTGCTCGACAGCGAGGTGCCCTTCGCGCGACCGCCGATCTCGCCCGACACCTCGCCGGACGACTTCATCCACGCGTCGATGGTCGCCCACGCCCGGGCCCGTGAGCACGTGCTGCGCGTCCACCTGGAGGGCCACAGCGTGGTGGAGTGGGCGCGGACCGTCCACCGCCTGAACGCCACGGTGGGCCGGGCGCGCGACGCCGTCGACGCGTACGACAGCGGCACCTTGCCGGACAAGCTGACCGCGTTCGACCGGATCCGCACGGCGGTGCAGCGATGAGCGACGAGAAGCTGATCTTGGATCACAGTCTCGGCATCGAAGAGTTCATCGGCGAGGCCATCGGCGCCGCGTCGACGTGCTGGGAGAAGCCGGAGGGCGCAGGGGTGTTCAACAACCAACGGGCCTCGCAGATCGTCGAAGAGATCTTGGACCAGCTGGCGGTGTTGCTGCGATGAGCGACGAGCGTGAGCGCCTGGTGGGCCTGCTGAAGCTCGGCCCGGGCGCCGGTTGGATATCGATCTTGGACGCCGTCCGCCAGCTGGTGATCGAACGCAACGCGCTGCGAGCCAGCGAGGCGTGCCTGGTGGCCGAGCGAGACGCGCTGCTGGCCAAGAGCCGCAAGCCGTGGGGTGACAGCAAGGCGGCCGACGCGGGCGCCCTGGAGAAGATGCAGGCGACCGCCGCCGCGCTGCCGACGCACGTGCTGGACCAGCTGATGGCCTCGCAGGCCGATCGGGTGGCGGAGATCGAGGCGCGCACCGGCGAGTCGCACGTGCTCGGCACCCGCTCGTCGGCGCTGCTGGAGCGCGCCCGGCTCGCACTGCGCGCGCTTGAGGACGAAGCAGAGCGCCGCCGGCGGACAGCAGGCGGGAAGTGATCATCGTCGGAGACGCCCGGAACACGGGCCTGCCGGACCGTTCGGTGGACCTCGTCGTCACCAGCCCGCCGTACTTCGGTCTCCGGACATACGGCGCGCTGGGCGAGATCGGCGGCGAGGACACCCCAGCTGAGTACGTCAAAGCGATGGTAGAAGTGCTCGACGAGATGCGCCGCGTGCTCAAGCCCGACGGCTCGGTGTTCCTGGTGATCGGCGACAAGTACGCCCGTACCGGTGGCGTCGACAAGAAGATCCGCGGCACCGGCGATGACCCCGGCGGCCGGGCCCACGGCCGGCCGGTGCAGCGCGGCGTGACGGGAGTCAAGGACGGGTCGCTCGTGGGCCTGCCGTTCCGGGTGGCGTTGGCCGCCGTAGACGCCGGTTGGGTGTGGCGTCAGGAGATTGTGTGGCGCAAGCCGAACCCTCTGCCCGAGTCAGTGCGCAACCGCTGCCAGCGGGCCCACGAGACGATCCTGCACCTGTCCCTGACCAACCGGCCGTACAGCCGCGTGACGCAACGCGGCGGCGAACTGGGGCACGACGTGTGGGACTACGCCGTAGCGGGTTACAAGGACCCGGCCGGCCGGAAGCACCCGGCGGTGTTCCCAGAACCGCTCGTCGAGCGAGTCATCACCGACTACTGCCCGCCGGGCGGCACAGTGCTCGACCCCTTTGCCGGCAGCGGGACCACGCTGGCCGTCGCGAGCCGCCTGGGCCACACCTGGTGCGGCATTGAGCTGAACCCCGAGTACGCCGCCATCGCCCACACCCGGGTGTACGGGTGAACTGGCTGGGCATCACCGGAGTGGCGCTCCTGACCGCGGGCTACGCGGTGTGGGGCTGGATGGAATTCCGACCGAGGAAAGGGAAGTCATGACCGACATTAACGAACTCGTCGGGCCGGAGCCGGTCCCCGTGCCGTCGCCGAAGTTCCCCACGCCGTGGGGTGACGACGGGCAACATGTGATCGATGCGCGCGGGCGCCCCGTTGCGACCGTCTTCATCAACGAGGGTCACTACTCGAACGCCAACAACGTTGCGATGTTCATTGCCGAGGCTGTCAACGAGAAGGTGGCCCGTGAGCATGGCGACGTAGCACCGCCGTGGCTGGCGCCCGTCCTGGACCGGATTCGCAAAGCGGTGGTTGTGCACGGCGGCGAGTCGACACTGTCCGCTGTGGAACGCGTGGTGGCCGAGCGAGACAACGTGCAGGATCTGCTGGGCACTATCGGCGATCCGGCCGTCCGGCTGAGGAAGTTGATTGACGAGAACTACCAGCGCGGGCAACAGCTGGACGAGATCAAGAAGCTGGCCACCCTCTGGCTATCCTACGACGAGGAAGATCGCATCGAAGCCGTTGATATTGTCAAGCTGCTACTGACCGCCACGAACGACAGCTGATACACTGAGCCCCGCGTTCGATGTCGGTCGATCCGCAGGCGGGGCCCTGTCACTTGTGGCGGGGCCCTTGCTTGTGATCACCAGTGGCCAGAAGTGTCAACGTCGGATAGGATCACGTGCATGACCAACACCAAAGTCTGGCTCACCCGGCACGAGGTCTGTGCCCGGCTGGGCATCAGCATTCGCACACTCAACCGCGCGCGGCGCGCCGGCAAGATCTCGGCCGCCGTGGGCCCGTTCGGTACGGACATCCTCGGCCGCGAGGTCGACGACCCGGACCTCGCGCTCAACGCTGTCAGCTACCACCGCGACGAGGTGGCGCGCTACGAGCTCGACAACCTGAAGGGAGCACGCCCGTGAGCAAGCAGCACCTGGCCCCGCCACCAGAGCAAGAGTGCCCAGACCCGAAGCGCCACATGGTGGCCCGCCAACAGGAGTGCGAGCACGGCGGGTGCGTCCACAGCGGACAGCCGGGCGTGACGTGGTCGCAGGTCATGGCCGCGCCGGACCCGGGCGCCTTCATCCGGCCTCGGCTGCCACTGCCATGAAAGGTCTCCGTGCGGCACGATTTGTGATGCTCGTGCTGGCTACGTGGTTCGCTTGCTCCGCCGTTTTCTATCTCGTCGAAGGCCGGTGGTGGGACGCGATCCCGGCCGCCGTGCTCGCGGTCGGCGACGCGATGATCTTCCGATATCTGGGACGGCTGCCATGATCCACGAGTTCGAGCTGGACACCGGGTGTGCCGAGAACCGCTTCGCTCGCGTCCGGGTACTCACCACGCTCGATGGCGGCGACGTCCGCGTGTTCCGGCAATGGATGGCGGCGCGCGCCGATCAGCCGCTCGCGGTCGACAGCGAGACGAACGCGGAGAATCCGCGGTCGCCGGCGCACCGGCTGCGCATGGTCCAGATCTCCGACGGGCTGGAGGTGTGGTTGCTGCCGGTCGAGCTGCTGGGGACCGAGTTCATCCGGCAGACGGTCCACGACCATCCTATGTGGATCTGCCACTACGTCGACGCCGACATGTCGTTCATCGAGAACGCGGCGCCGGGCAGCTTCCGGCTCGCCGACGACGAGCCACACGCGGTCGACACGCAGGTGGTGCTGGCTTATTACGATCCGCGCACCGTGATGCCGGAAGACGAGAAGGAGGGCATTGACCCGCGGCTTGCGCACCGTAAGGGGCTCAAGCCGACCACCACACGCGAGCTGTCGCCGGCGCTTGAGCAGACCGAAGACGAGATGCACCGGTGGTTCAAGGAGCACGCGCCGGTCGGGCAGCGGGTGGGGCAGAAGGCTGTCAAGTGGGGCTTCGCCAACGTGCCGGTCACCGAAGACGTGTACCTGCGCTACAGCGCGCTGGACCCGCTGATGACCATGCGGCTGTGGCAAAAGATGGTGCCCGTCGTGCAGCAGCGCGGCCAGTGGGACATCGTCTGGTCGGACCTCGTGTGGCAATGGGACCTGGACCGGATGGTCTTCCGCGGCATGCTGGTCGACGCGCCGTACGCGCGCTGGCTGGACGAGAAGATGCGGCGGCAGGTCGACGACAACGCGGCGGCGCTGGAGCGCCACGGTATCGCGCCGTCCGGCAACGGGCCGTCGGTGGGGGAGGCGTTCGCGGCGCTGGGCGTGAAGCCGCTGAAGATGACCAAGGGGAGCGCCACCAAACCACCGGCGGCGAGCTGGGATAAAGAGGTGCTGAAGAAGCTGGCGGACGGCGAGGGACCGGCGGCCGAGCTGGCGCGGCTGCTGATCGGCAGCCGGCAGGGGACGAAGTTCCGCGCGACCTACGTCCAGACGATGATCGACGCGCTGGAGTTCGACGGCCGGGTGCACTGGCACCACCGGGCAGATGGCACCACCACCGGGCGCAACAGCGCGTACGACCCGCCGTTGCAGCAGCTCCCGAAGAAGAACACGCTCGTGCGCGCGGCCTACGTGGCGCCGCCCGGGTGGGTGCTAGTGGGGTGCGACTTCAGCCAGGGCGAGCCACGCACCATGGCGGCCATGGCGCAGGATGCCAACCTGCGGGCTGACATCCTCTCCGGCGACTTGAACGGCGCGATGGCGGCCACGGCTTTCGGCGAGCTGTTCAACCCGGCAGAGGGCAAGCTGGCCGGCACAGCGAGCTACCTCATGCGCAACTCGGCCAAGGCCGGGTTCCTCGCGAAGTGCTACGGCGGTGGCGGCGACCGCGTGTCGCTGACCATCGGCGCCGACGCCACAGCCGCCATCCGCCGGTGGGAGTCGCGGTATGCCAAGCTGTTCGCCCACGGCGCCGAGCTGAACCGGCTGCCGGCCGTGCGCCTAGAGAGCGGCCGCATCTGCCCGCTGTGGGACCGCTACTACGTGGACCCGGAGACCGACCGCGCGGTGCTGAAGAGCTGGCCGAGCCGGAAGGGCTTGAACTACAAGGCCCAGGGGACACAGCGCGACCTGCTGCTGGCGAGCTGGATGCGCCTGCGCGCCCGCGGCTGGGCGAAGTTCGCCTTCTTCTTCCTCCACGACGAGATCATCCTGTGCGTGCCGGAGTGGATGGCGGAACAAGCGCGCGCCGACCTGCAGGACGCGATGACCTTCGTCTGGCACGGCATGGAGTTCGAGGCAGAGGCTGAGATCATCGGCCGAAGCTGGCTGCCACAGACGGATTTCCAGCGTGACCTGATCGATGCTTGACACTTGTAGCCACAACTGGGAGGCTGACCGCATGACCGACATCGACGACAGACCGGTGCTGTTGAACGGCATTCCGGCCTTGACCCTCATGGACATCGGGTTGAGCGAGTGCCCGCTGGGGCACTCCATCGCCAACCGCGAGCGGCTGCTGGTCGGCCCGGCCGGTGGCGTGTTCTGCCCCGAGTGCCTCGACCCGGACCGGCGGCGTAAACGGCTGCCGGGCGCCCGCGAGTGCATCCATGGTCACGACATCACCGGCGAGGGTGCGATCACCACGGACAACAAGTGCCGCCAGTGTCGCCGATCACGGGCCAAGGTGTACAAACGGCGGATGCAGGCGCGCGGCTACCATCGCCCGATGCCCGTCCGCCAGTGGACCCGGGCCGAGTCGACCATCCCGGCCCGGCCGACGCGCAGCCTGGACGACGTGCCGACGGCTAACGGACGCCGTCCGCGTAACGAGGTCGCCCGGACGCCGGACTACAGCCAGTTCAAGCTGCCGGGGCAGTGGCGCCACCAGGCCGCGTGCGGGCCGGAGACGGCGCACCTGTTCGACAAAAAGCAGATGGGCGAGCCCACGTGGGAGGTCGAGAAGCGCCACACCGCGGCGCGCAAGATCTGCTATGGCTGCCCGGTGTTTGCGTGGTGCGACGAGTGGCAGTCCGGCGAGCCGGAGAAGTCCGCGACCGTGGCGGCCCTGCGATGATCCTGCTGGCGAACATCCTGTGGACGCTGTGCGAAGTGGCGGTGGGCGCGCTGGCGCTCGCGGTCATCCTCGCACTCACCCTCCCCGCTCCGGCGGCCGAGCCGAAGGGCAGCCGACAGCTGTCCAGAAAGGACGAATCGTGACCGCGCTCATCGCCGTGCTGTTCACGCTGGCCGGGCTCGCGCTCCTGCTCACGTTCGTGGCGGCCGGGCAGCACGAGCCGCGAGCGGGCAGCGTGTTCGCCGCGCTCGCCGTCGTGCTCGGCCTGCTCGGCTACGCCGCAGTGGTCGGGGGGTCGTTCGCGTGAGCACGCTGCACCTGCGCGACTACCAGGTGGCTGCCTTGGACGCGCTCGATGAGGGGTGGAAGGAGGAGCAGCGGCTCGCCGTCGTGCTCCCCACCGGCGCCGGCAAGACGGTCATCATGGCGCACCTCGCGCACGAGCGGCGCGCCGGCCGCGTGCTCATCCTCGTGCATCGCGACGAGCTGATCCAGCAGACCTACGACAAGCTGCGGCGCGTCGACCGCACGCTGTCCGTGGGGGTGGTGCGGGGCAAGCAGAATGAGGGTGGCGCCGCGGTGGTGATCGCGAGCATTCAGACTGTCAGCCGGCCGAACCGGCTCGCCATGGTCGGGAAGTTCGGAACGATCATTGTCGACGAGTGCCACCGATCGGTGAGCGAGAGCTACAAGCGGGTGCTGCACGAGCTGGGCGCGTTCGTCCCGTGGGGGCCGAAGGTCGCCGGCTTCACCGCCACGATGAGCCGCGGGGATGCACTCGGGCTGGGCGACGTGTGGGAGCGGGTCGCCTTCTCCAAGGGCATCAAGTGGTTCATCGACAACGGGCACCTGGTGTCGGTCACCGGCAAAACGGTGGTCACCGATCTCGATCTGGATGGCGTGAAGAAGACGGCTGGTGACTACAACGAGCGCGCGCTCGGCATCGCCATGACCGACGACAACATCCGCACGGCGATCGTCGACAGCTACCGCGAGCACGCGGCCGACCGGCAGGGCGTTGTCTTCGCGCCCACAGTGGACAGCGCGGAGTTCTTCGCCGATGGGCTCAACGCTGCGGGGTTCACGACGGCCGGCGTCTACGGCCAGCTGGCCCAAGGCGATCGCCGAGCGCGCCATGAGCGCTACCGCAAGGGCGAATTGCAGATCCTCACCACCTGCACGGCGCTGGCCGAAGGGTGGGACGCGCCCTGGTGCTCGGCCGCCGTGCTCGCCCGGCCCACGCTGCATCAGGGCTTGTTCATCCAGCAGGTCGGCCGGGTGCTGCGTCCGTGGCCCGGCAAGACGGACGCGGTGGTGCTGGACGTGGCGGGCGCGACCCGGCGCCACAACCTGCACGCGCTGATCGAGCTGGACGAGACGCGGGAGAAGGGCGACAGCGAGTTCGATGAGCTGGCCGAGGAGATCGAAGAGGAGGAGCGCGGCTCGTACAAGGCCTACGTCCAGGCGCACGGCTTCGAAGACGTCGACCTGTTCGCCGGCACCGAGGCACGCTGGCAGCGGACCGAGCGCGGCGTGCTGTTCGTGAGCACCGCGGCCTCGATCTACTTCCTGGCGGCCGACGGCGACAGCTGGCGAGTGGGCAAGACGCCGGTGCGCGGTGGCGCGGTCGAGTGGTTGCGTACCGACTGCTCGGCCGACGAGGCGCTGTCGTGGGGCGGCCAGCTGGCCATCGACGAGGACCCCTCACTCGCCAGCATCAAGGCCCGATGGCGGCGTAGTGGCCCGCCGTCGGAGAAGCAGCGTGCGTTCGCGCAATCCTTGGGGGTCAACACCGAGGGCATGAACAAGTCGCAGGTGTCCGACGCCATCGACCGGCGGAAGGCCGGCAAGATCCTGTTCCGCGTTCCCGTGTAAGTGCTTGACACTTCTGGCCAACCGTGATTCACTGACGCAGTCACGAAAACTGAAATCTGAAACCTGGAGAGATCGACATGAACCAGAACCACAAGCCGGGCCTGTCCAAGGGCGCCAAGGTCGGCCTGTTTGGCTGTCTGCCCGTCGTGCTGCTCGGCATCGTGCTCGTCATCGCCGCCAGTGTCGGCGCCGGCAAGGCGATCGAGGCCGCGAACCCCACGCAGGCCGTGGCCCCGGCCATCAGCACCTGTGCCGCTCCGGCCGACGCGCCCACCCCGCCCGCAGACGGCAGCTCGGTCCTCTGGAACGACGTCACCTGCACGTGGGACAAGATCGCGGGCACCGCGGATGGCGTCTCCCCCGCGCCGGCTGCACCCACCACCGAGGCCGCGCCGGAGTTCTCGCCGCAGGTGGAGCAGGCGCGCAGCTCGGCCCAGTCGTACCTCGAATACATGGGCTTCTCGCACGACGGCCTCATTGGCCAGCTGGTGTTCGAGCAGTACGCGAAAGCCGACGCTACGACGGCGGTCGACAGCCTGGACGTCGACTGGAACGCGCAGGCCGCTAAGTCGGCCGAGTCCTACCTGGATACGATGCCGTACTCCTGCAAGAGCCTGGTCGGTCAGCTGACGTTCGAGAAGTTCACCAAGGCGCAGGCCACGTACGGCGCCAACCAGACCAAGGCGTGCAAGTAGTGGGCGACCGCCGGAAGCCGCTCTGTGAGCACGGCCCGGAGGACGGCTGCTGGCGCTGCTGCCCCAACTGCAACGTCGACCGCCACCGGTGCCCCGGCTGTGGCAAGAACGTCCCGCACGGCACGCACACCTGTTCCGACTGCAAGAGCTGGGAGTGATGATGACCGCCTTCGACGACGCCATGGCTGCGGTCCGCAGGGCCGACGAGCTCCAGCAGCGGCTCGACGCAGCCAGTGTGGGACACAAGCCGGAGAGCGAGACGGTCATGGGGATGGCCGGCGAGCTGGTGCGGGACATCGTCTTGGCGGGGCAGCCCGGCCTCTCCGCGCTCGGCACCCTCAACGTCGCGCTGTTCCTCGCCGCTGCCGGTTGGACGAAGGGCGGTGAATCATGATCAAGAGAATCCGCCAGCTGCTGGTGCCCGTCTGTGGCCGCTGCCGCCGCGTGATCTGCATCTGCTCCTGACCGTCCACACAGGATCGACCGACATCGATTGGACACAGCTCATGTGCTTGCAGTGCCACACCGATCTGACCACCGCCGTCGAACTGATCAACGGCAGCGTCGACCGCCATCCGGCCCACAAGACCACCTCCGAGTTGCAGGTCGCGAGCGAGGCCGTGCACGACGCGAACCTGCTCGACACCTACCTCGGTCTCTCTTCCCGCAACGCCGTCAACATCCACAACATCCCGAAGGGTCACACCGCATGACCGAGCCGAACGTGTACGAGAACCCCGGCATCGCCAACAAGGCCGAGCCGCCGCGCGACCGGTGGGGCCGCTACCAGCTGCCGTACCCGGGCAACGAGAACGGGAAGCAGTACGGCTTCCAGCGGGTGACCACCTTCGCGAAGGTGCTCGACGACCCGCACCACCTGAACCTGTGGAAGCAGCGGATGGTGACCCACGGCCTCACGCTCCGGCCGGACCTGCTCGCGCTCGCTGCCACCATCACCGAGCCGAACAGCGACGACGGCAAGCGCGAGCTCAACAAGATCTGCGAGCAGGCCATGGAAGCGGCCGGCGCGGGAGCGAAGGCCAACCTCGGCACCTCGCTGCACGCCTACGCCGATCACCTGCTCAACGGCGGCGACGGCGCGCAGATCCCCAAGCAGTTCCACCCGGACCTGCTCGCCTACCGGGCCGAGCTCACCCGGCTGGGCATCGAGGAACTGCCGTACTGGGCCGAGCGCGTGATCTTCAACGAGCACTTCAAGGTGTCCGGCCGGTTCGACCGCATCGTGAAGCTGCCGGACGGGACGCTGGCCATTGCCGACCTGAAGACGCGCGACGGCGAGCTCGACCTCTCCATGCCGTCGATCGTCACTCAGCTGGCGACGTACGCCAACGCGGGCTGGATCCGCAACTACGAGACCCGGCAGTGGGAGCCCATGCCGAACGTCCGCAAGGACATCGCGCTGGTCATCCACCTGCCGGTGGGCAAGGGCGAGTGCCACGTCTACCAGGTCAACATCGCGGCCGGGTGGTGGGCGGCGCGCATCGCCGCCGAAGCGCAGGCGTGGCGCAAGACCAAGCAGCTGTCGGCGCCGTTCCTGCCGGAGCACCTGCCCACCGTGCTCGAACACCCCACTCCCGCCCAGCTGAACACGGCCACCCTGCCCGCGCCGAGCGTGCCGCAGGAAGCCACGGTGCCGGGCGCGAGTGACCCGTTCGCGGCGGCAGTGGTCGCGGGGCCCGAGGCTTCGGTGACCGCTCCCGTGACCGCTGTGATCTCCAACGGGCAGGTTGCTGTGGAAGCCGCGCTCGCCATGCCGCCGTCCGGCATGCAGCCCGCGTGGCAGCCGACCCCGGAGCAGGTGGCGCAGGCTATGCAGGCGGGCGCCGGGCGACAGCCCACCGTGGCGGAGCAGCAGGACGCCGGTGACCCGTTCGCCGCTCGCAAGGCGTTCATGGCGGATGTCGAGCAAGGGCACCCCGCGTTCTCGTCGGCCCAGCAGAAGGTGATCCAGCTGGACAACCAGGGCAACGAGGTCCAGCCGTCCGGGCCCGGCCGCCCGGCCAAGCAGCCGATCGACCCGAAGACGGCGGGCGCCGACGAGCTGGCCGAGCTGCCCAAGGCGAAGCTGCAAGACCTGCTCCGCTCGTTGGAGCCGCAGGCCAACGTGGCGCGGCAGCGCAAGAACCTGGCTGCGGAGATCGTGCGCCTGCGCGACGCCGCCAAGTCGGCCGCCGGCCAGCCGGTGCAGGAGACGAACCCCCCCGCGGACGTGCAGGAGTTCCGCTTGCCCGCCCCCGCTGGTGGATTCATCCCCAACCCGCCGGTGCAGGAGTACCCGAACGCGGGGCTGCCTGCGCCGGAGTACGTGACGGCCAACCCGTTCGGCACGCCGGACGAGCCGGCGAAGATGCCGCGCGACGAGCAGTTCTACCTGCACGCCATCTCGGTGGCGGTCAGCAAGGCCGAGCTGGCCGCGCTGTTCGACGACGCGCAGACGCACAAGGTCCCGTGGAGCGACGCTCTCAACCGCGCGGGCATCGCGCGGATGCAGGCCATCGCGAGCGGGCAGTAGAGTCCCGGTGGCGGGTAGTCTCCCTGCTCGCCACCGGGGCCCACAATGGAATATCAACACTGGAAACTGAAAGGCACGGCACATGGTTGACAATTGGGATGACTTCCGCACGGAGAACTCCGGCGCGGGCAAGGGAATTTCCTTCGGCCAGATCGGCGATTACTCGCAGATCGGAGTGATCAAGGGCGGCCGGATTCTCGAAGTCCTGCCGAAGTCGGAGCAGCGTGACTTCGAGGACAAGACGAAGATCCGCACCACCAAGTCCGGTAAGACGCTGTGGCAGCTGCCCATCCGCGTGCAGACGGGCGTGGGGCAGGCCGAGCCGGCCCGCGACAGTGCGGACGACGATGGCGTGCGCATCCTGTACGTCAAGGGGCTGATGTTCGACGCCATCGACGAAGCGCTGAAGGCGGCCAGTGTGTCGGCACCCACGCCGGGAGGGCTCCTGGAAATCGCGTTCATCGGCGACCGCCAGATCGGTGCGAAGAAGATGCGCGCGTTCAAGGCGCGCTACACCCCGGGCGCGCCGCCCGCGAACGACGGCCTGTTCCCGGGTGCGGCCGAGCAGGCAGCGGCGCACCCGACCGGCGGTGGCGGTCCGGCGGCCGGGACCTTCCCGCCCGCGGCGCCCGTCCAGCAGCCGGCGCCCGCCGACCCATGGGCGGCACAGGCTCCGGCGGTTCCCGCGCAGGCGGCGCCGCTCGGCCAGCAGTGGGCCCAGGCCGGGCCTCCTCCGGCTGCCAACCCTTGGGCATAGGCAGCAGAAAAGGGGCCCCACTCCGGTCGCCATGACCAGGGTGGGGCCCCTTTGCTACGCGGGTCGGCCGAACAGCAGCACGTGCTCGTCGGCCGGGCGACCGAACCGCAAGCGCTCATCGGTGTGCGGTCGGCCGAACTGCACGCGCCGGTCAGGCGCCGGACCCGCGCCGCTGTGCACCAGCGACCGGGTTTCGTCCAGCTCGGTCACGCGAGTGAGCGCGTGGTGCTGTGCACCCGCGGACCGGACGAACGCCACCGCGGTGTCCAGCTCGGTGACCGTGGTGAGCAGCCGCGAGCGTGACCGCCGGAATGCGACAACCGTGTCGGTCTCGGTGCCGCGTGGCAGCGCCGTTGCCCGCGAGCGCACGAATGCGACGGAGGTGTCGGTTTCGGCGGCCCGGCCGAGCACGCGCACCACACCACGACTGATCGGCGAGGCGCTGTCGGTTTCGACGACACGCGCCAGCTGAGTGGCCCGTGAGCGGACGAACGGCAGCACGGTGTCCGTCTCTGCCGCCCGGGACAGCGAGGCCGCGTGCGACCTGCTCAGCCCCGAAACCGTGTCGGTCTCGGTGACGCGCGTCAGCGCGCTCTCTCTCGTTCGAACGAACGAGGACACTGAGTCAGTCTCCGTGACCGACGGTAGCGTGCTCGCACGAGAGCGCACGAACGCGGCCGAGCTGTCGACCTCGCTCGCCCGTGCCAGCGCCGACGCGCGCGAGCGCACGAGCGGCGTACTGCTGTCCGTCTCGGTGACCCGGGTGAGCAGGCGGCCGTGTGCCAGCTTCGCCGTGAAGTCCGTCTCCGTCACCCGGTTGAGCGAGCGGTTGTTGCCCGTCGACAGCACGGGGTCGGTGTCGCTCGCGAGTGCCGTGCTACCCGCGGTCAGCGGCCGGAGGTTGCCGGACGTGTCGAGCAGCGAGGCTGCCGCCAACGGCCAGCTGCCCCACAGCCCGGATGTCCGGACCGCCGTGGGGCTCTGGCTCTCCAGTGCGATTTCGGCATCGCTGAGCACGGCCGTCCAGATGCGGACGTACGCAAGCGAGCCATCAAGCCACTCACTACCATCCGCGGCCGACCGTCCGAACACACCGAACTGCGTGGGCGTTGTCGACGCCACGGTGCCGGTGACCTTGGTCAGCGTGCCGGCCACCGTGCCCGTCAAGATCTGCGCGGCAGTGCCGGACAGCGTGGCGGCGACGTACACCCAGGTGTTCAGCGCCACCTCAGCGCCGGAGATCCCGGAAGTGTTTGATGCGCTGTACACCGCCGGCGTTCGGCCGTTGGCGCCCTTGAAACCAACGACCCATGACGTAGCGTCGCCGGCGTCCGACAACCGGATGATCGGGTGGAACGAAGACGCGGTTGAGTTGGCCACCTTGGCCCACGCCGCGATCGTGACCGTCGCCATGGACGGCGCGGTGGCGCGGCTGCACCGATCGGTTGCCGCGTCCGAACGGGCAGCCACGGGTCAGCCCACCTTAAGCAGCAGAAGAAAGAAGTTGACGTACAGGTCGCCCGTTGTCTGATTCTGGACAACATAAGAGAACCTGTTGTCGTAGATGCTCGCGCGGGTGATCCGAACGTCCTGGTTGCTGTCGTTGAAGCCCCACGACACGACTTGGTACCCGTCGGCCGGGTCGTACTGGTCGTCGACACCGCCAGGCGGAACCGTTACCGACACCGTGTCAGTGGAAAACTCCAGGCCCAGAGATGCCTTGAAAACAACATCAGCCATGTCCGTTTGTCCTTTCTGGAATTACGCTGCCCGGAGGAAGCCGGGCGAAGTCGGCGTGAACGTCTCGTCAACGCCCGTCGTGGTGAACGCCTGGTCGAGCGCGCAGAGCGGAACCGTGTTCGCATCCGTGCCACCGTTGGGCTTGTAGCAGACAAGCAGCTTGCCGATGGCCTGGTTGCTAGCGCCACCGAGCGCGGTCCAGGTGAAGGCCGAGCAGGTGATGTCCACCCTGTCGTTGGTGTCGTCGACCGTGACCGTCACGCCGGCCAGCGTCTTTCGCGCGTAGTTGGTGGCGGTCGCCTCGTCGCTCGCACCAGCGAGCAGCGTCGACAGGACGTCGTAGTCCTTCAGCGTGGAGTCAGCCTCCAGACCGGCCGTCACCAGCAGCACGGCGACCAGCGAGTCACCACCCGTGGGCAGCGCCGCAAGAGAGGCCAGCTTGCCCTTGGCAATGTTGAAAACGAAGTCAGCCATGATTTAGCCTTCCTGGTCACGCGTGACGGCGGGTACCACCACGACGCGGTCAATGGGGTATCGGGCGATGGCGCCCTCAGGGTCGGTCATCTCGATGTCGAAGAAGCCATCACGCCACGACCACGGAAGCGAGTCCTCGGGGCGCGTGAGCAGGGTGACGCCGTGCTCATCGAGCAGCAGTGTCTCATCGGCGGTGGTCCACTCGTGCAGCACCGCCGGAGCGTCCGCCGTCGCGCGCACCTGACCGCGGCCGGTCCAGCCGGACCAGTCGGTGATGCGCACGCCGGCGCCCGTGTACGCGGGCCACGTCCGGCGGTGGGTGGTGCCTTGCGGGATTCGCAGGGTCATGATCAGTTCCCTTCCGGCCGGACGTGGCCGCATGCGTCAGGCGGTGTTCTTCGGGTCCAGGCTGGCCGAATCGGTTGCGCCGACACCCTTGGCGATCAGCCCCTTGACCACCGACACCACACCGGCTCCGGCGCCGGCGATGAGCCACGCCTTCCACCCGAGGTCGGTGATGTTGGTGAGGTCGAGGGACACGGCTCCGAGGAAGCCGGCGAGGAACGTCGTGACGACGCGCTCGACGAGGTCGCGCAGGTAGATGCTCATGATCAGTTCTTCTTTCTGAAGCCGGCCGTTGCGGTGACCTCGCGGGCCGGGGCGGTGGGGTTGGCGAAGGAGTAGTTGACCTCCATGGTCAGCGCGCCGGCCGGGACGTCGAAATGCCACGGGCGGCCCGGGTCCACGCGCGCGGCGGCGTACCACAGCTGGTTGACGCCGGTCTCTCCAGCGGGCCCGAAGAAGGCCACCTTCGAAACCTCGATCGGCACCCACCCGATACCGATCACGGCCTCGATGTCGTCCGTGGTCGCTGGCACGGGCAGCGTGACGCTGGCGCTCGTGCTCGCCTTCAGTTCAGCCATGGTGTCTTCCTCCGGGTTGAAAGGCTGGGTGGAACCGCCACCCACGGAACCTCCGCCGCCCACGCTGAACAGCGCGGCCAGCTGTGCTTCGCTGCCCTGGAACGCGAGGCAGTCCAGATCGTTGCCGGGGTACGCGGCATCGCGCCCGACGCTGGAGAACTGGAGCACGGAGACGCTGTTGCCGCCGTACCCGTTCCAGTACGACGCGGGCGCCTGCGCGTACTTCGCCGCGATCGGGCCGGGCGTGGTGCTCGCGTACTTCGAGGAGCACAGCGGCGGCAGCCCGGCCAGCGACCCGCCACCACCGGCACCATTGAGGTACCACTGCGGCGCGTAGGTCAGGTTGACCGTGTAGCCGAGCCGTCGCAGCTCATCAACGCAGGCCCGCAGGAACGCGACGTTGCCACTGCCGTTCTCCCAGTCGACCATCACCGGGATGCTGCGGTCCGGCTCGATGCTCGCGTGCAGGGCCGCGTTCGACGCGGCCGAGATGCCGCTACCGAGGTACAGGTACGTGCCGAAGATCTTCCCGCCCTTGCGCGCGTTGGCCTTGTGGGTGGCGTACATCCGGTCGACGGTCGTGGCGTACTGGCCGCCCTTGGCCTGCGCGGTGCGCGCGATGATGAACCGGCCCGCGAGCCTGCTCACGTCCACACCGGTCTGGTGGTGCGAGACGTCGTGTCCAATGATCATGTTTCCGGGTTTCCTTCCTCTACAGGCAGAACACGTCCGGCACCGGAGAGTTGATCTTCTTGGTGTCGGAGTAGGTGACGACGTACTGGCAGTCGGTGCCTGCACGCGCGTTGCCCCACGCGAACACGGCGCTCTCCGGCGTCGGGCCGGGCTCGCCGGTCGGGCCCGCGGGGCCTTGCTCGCCGTCGGTGCCGTTGGTGCCGTTCGTCCCGTCCTTGCCCGCCGCAGGCGGGTTGGCGTCGTAGATCGCCTGGATCAGGGCGGACAGCTGGGCGTCGGTCGGCGCCACACCTGGCGTACCGGCCGCGCCCGCGGGACCGGGGATCGCCACCGGGATCAACGGCCGTATGATGGCCAGCAGCTCGTCAGCCGTCGGAGTGTGACCGTCCTTCGGCGGGTTGGCCGCGATCACCCCGCGGATCAGGGTCAGCAACTGGTCGTTCGACGGCATCACGGTGACCGTGGTCGGCGCGGCGGCGACCGGCGTGCTCGCGGGCGGCAGGTTGGCCTCGGCCCGGTAGCACTTGTCCTGCTCGGCCGTCGGCAGCTGGGCCGGGTCCGCTTGGCGGCAGACCGTCTTCATGTCCTCGCGCAGCGCGGAGATCTCTCCTGCGTTCTCGATGCCGCGCGCATCCGACCCGGCCACGCGGCCAGTGGTGTAGACGAAGCCACCGAGCGCCATCGACAGCGCCACCACAGCGAACACGAGCGCGGCGACGGTCACCCACTTGCTGCGGCGGGCGGCCCGCCGTTCGTGCTCCAGCTCGTGCAGCTTGTCGCGGAACTCCGGGGTCAGGTCGCTTTCGGTCATGGGGCATCAGCCAACTCAGGTGGGATGTCGATGTTGTTCCGGTGCAACAGATACCGAAGTCGCCCGTTCTGGTCGACCGCGTCATCGTAGCGCTTGCGCATGGCGTCAAGCTTCGCCGCGAGATTTTCGTTTCGCTGGCTTTCCACCACGTTCTGTTTCCCCAGAGCGGCAACAAGATCCGTTTCCCTGACATGCCCGGTTTTCCGGTACAGGTCGATGGCTTTGATGATACCGAGAATGACAGCGGCAATGGCGCCCGATATGCCACCGCCGGTCAGCACGCTGCCTAGATCAAAGCTCATTGCCGCCTGCTTTCTACCGCCTTTATCAGGCCGCTGATCTCGAAGGCGCGAAGCGACAACAGGAAAGCGAACGCGAGCATGACGCCCATCAGCACGAGCGAGCCGCCCAGGTTCCCGGGCGCGGCGAGCGGCAACCGGATGGCGAGCACGCCGACGAACACGAGCACGGCGCCAATCATCGCGGGCAGCCCCACGACTTCCGGCAGGATGTTCCCAGTGACCGACGAGTAGGCGCCGCCCAGACTGCCGCCCGCCATCAGCGAGCCCCACAGCACAACAACCAGGTGCGCGGACTCCGCACGCATCGAGGCCGGGGGGTTGATCAGGGCGGCCAGTCCGGCGCCGAACAGCGAGAGGTAGGCGAGGAACGCGAGAGCCCGGTGCCACCGGGTGCGCCGGATCGTCATCTCCCCGCCCCTCCTCAAGACCCGGCTGGGATGGTGGGCAGCGTGGGGGTTCCGCCGGAGTCCCGCTGCGACAGCAGGAAGTACGTCGCGAACGTCGCGTCGTAAGTCCAGGCGTCCGGCCGCCGCTTGCTCTGCCAAATCGCCTGCCCGCTCACCACAGCGCTTCGATCCAGCCACTCGGCCGGGTCGTCGGTCAGCGGGCTCAACGGTTTGAACTGCAACAGCAAGTCCACTGTGGCTTTCATGTCCGCGATCTGGTCTGTGGTGAAGCTCGCGTAGGTCCCGACAATCGTGATGAGCGCGGCGCGCGCCGGGTCCTGAACCCCCTCAAGGTCGAGTTCCGCGATCGCGTGATCTCCAAGCGCTGTCATGGTTTTCCTTTCTATCCGACTTGCAGGAACTCGATGAAGTTCGCGTGCGCTACGGCGGACGCCACGTCAAATGTGCGTGCCGCAACGGCGCAGTACAGGTTGGCGTTCACCATGATGTCGTTATCACTCACCACGAACAACGAAGTCTGCGCCGAGTTCAGTGGTAGATTCTGCACGGTTTTGGCACTTGCTGCCGCCCACGAACTGGAGTACGAAGACGCTACGCTCAGCTGACACGTTCTGTCCAAAGCGGACCCGTCCAGCAACCGCGCGCCCACGCTCGCGATCCACAGCCCCTGTGCCAGCTTGAATGTATTATTCCCAGAGCCTGAGGGAGTGACCGATGAATGTGGCGTCACGGCTACGGAGAAAGACAGCTGGTTATCTCCGATAGCTGTGGTCCCCGCGCTTGTGCGCTCGTACCGTGCGTATGCCGTTTGTGGCGTTCGGCGCAGCACGGATTCGATCTTGTCGTTCAGCATCTTCAGCGCCTGCTCGACACTGCCAGCTAGACGAATGTCGCTCAGCCCCACGGCTTCCTCCTAGGCCAGCGCGATATCTTGGATCTTCAGATTGACCGTGCCGGGATCGCCGCCGCTCATGCCCATGATGCGCCGCCGGTACGTGCCGTCCGCGATGACGGGGTGGCGCACCACGCGGACCAACGGCATGTCACCCTCGACCCACTCACCGAGCTTGGGCGACACCTGAATGCCCTTGCGGTTCTTGCCGTCAATGCGCACGGACATCGTCCACGTTTCTTTGGGCACCGAGTATTCCTTCAGCACCGCGGACGCGAAGGTGTTCAGCCGAGTCAGCACTTTCGAATCGCTGTGGGTGGTGTCGACGTAGTCTGCGTATGGCACGCCCAGCGCTTGCAAGGCAGCCGTGTTCTCCGCGTAGCCAATCAGGGCTACGCCACCGCCGTCGCTCGACCCCTTGGACCACACGCGGTGCGGCCGGGGGATGGACATGTTGTAGTCGACGTCGATATTCCCGAACGCGGCGCCTGACTCCCACAGCGCGTTGAGCGTGAGATTGCCGAGCGCCGGTGTGCCAAGCGCGAGCTTGAAACCGATGCTCGGTAGGTTGCCCGTGTAGAACAGGTACGGGCGGATGATGAATTCCACACCGCCGTCCGTCTCCGTCTGGTCTGACAGCCGACTCCACACGGAAGTCAGGTCACTACCCACAAAGAATTGTGTGAATGTGCCCGTCTCCCCCGCGCCATCACTCACGTCGAACGGCAGACTGGCCCCGGAGTCGCTGTCTCCCAACGACTTCACCACGATCTCGCGCATGAGCGCACGCTGCGACATGCCCGCAGCAGTCCAGTTGTTCGCCGCGTTCTGAATCGTGGCAGGAGTGGCGTTCGGCATGCGCACCTCGCGGCTGTCGAACAGGGCGCCGATCCCGGACCCGCTGACGCTCAGCACGTTCGTGCCCTGCGCGAAACCCGCGGACGACGGCATGCCGCCTTGCAGCGGCACATCGTCGTAGCAGATCATCCAGAAGTACGCGCCGGACGTGGTGTAGCTGAGCACGTTGTCCTTGAAGTTCGGCGCGACGCCCAGTTGCAGCTCGCAGGACCAGTCGCCCTTCTCGCCGATCTCCGTGGACCACGACGGATCGCCGGATGGCTTGAGCTCATCCTTGACGATGCCGGTCCGCGCCTCGCAGACCAGCACCCGGTACCCGCTCACAGCCAGATCTTGATCGGGTCGATGTTGGCCGGCTCGACCTCAACCACCAGCACGTGCTGCCCGGTGTCGTTGCCGGAGAAGACGAAACCGCTGCCACCATTGGGCGCGTTCCGGATCAAGACGTCCATGTCGATGATCGTCTGCGCGGTGAGCGGCCCCCACGGCAGCGCGGGAACCGCGATGACGTTGGGCAGCGCGCTGCCTCCGCCGAAGTTGTTCACCCCGGCGTAGGAGATCAGCGCGCCGCCGCTGATCCGCGTGCGGGCCTCGACACCCACGTTCGGGTCGATCGAGATGGGATTCAGCCTCCCGCCCGCGCGGACGATGACTGGGATGCCGAACGCGGGAATCGTCTGGCTGACGATCGTGCGCACGGTGCCCTGGCCGAGGGTCGGCGAGGCCGCGCCCGCGGGCGCGTTCTTGGTGTAGATCAGCTTGCCGCCGTCACCGCGCCACCCGGCCGTGCCGGCGTCGGACGCGACGAAGTAGGTCTGGTTGGGGAACGGGTGGCCCACCACGTACCGCTGGTCGCCCGCGTACGCGCCGGCTTCGAGGAAGGCAGCCGAGGTGATCTTGGCGTCCGCGCCGTAGAGCACCCTCTTGCCACCGCGGGCAGTGAGCCCGGGGCCGCGCATGTCGGTCAGCGTGATCGTGGTCCCGTTGGCCTCAACCTGCGCCGCGAAGAGCGGAATCCATCCGTTGGCCGGCAGGAACGCGGACGGCACCACCGGGGTGCCTGACGTGTTGTCGCCGGTGATGGCCTGGACCACGAACCGGCGGTCGCCGGCAGTCGAGCCGATGGCCGAGTTCCGGTCATCGTAGATCCGCGCGATGATCAGGTCGATGCGTCGCTGTGTCGCGCTCGGGGTGGCGAGCCCGAGCGTCTTGATCGCGTCCAGCCCGCACAGGTACGGGCCGTTGCTCGGGGTGTCGATGAGGCAATTGCCGAGGTTGACGTTCAGGAGCGGGCTGCTGCCGGTGGCCGCCACGGTGACGCGCAGGCCACCATGGCTCGCGTCGCCCAGCGTGGTGCCGGAGATCGCGCCGCCGGCGAACACGCCGCTCTTGTACGACATAACGCTGCCCGGCTGTGGTGTGACCAGCCCGGCGATGGCGTAGCGGAAGTCGCGTTCGTCCATCCGCTGGTGGAAGGCGATGGGGTCGAATGCACTTTGGACAGTGTTGCCGAGCGTGGGCATGCTGCCTCCTTCACCAGTTGGCCGGACGGAACCGCGCGGTCACCGTGCCGAGGTCGGTGGACGGTCCCGAGTGGGACAGGCCGATGGACAGCGAGCTGCCAGGCTGGACGATGAACGAGTCCCACTGGGCCGGGTTCGCGAGGTAGCCGCGCCCCGACGTGCCGTTGAGCAGGACGCTCGGGTCTTCGGGGTTGAGGTCGACGAACTGCCCGGCCGTCAGCGTGTCGTTGTACTTGATCGAGCCGCCCGCCACCGAGAGCACAGGCGTGGTGAGCGGGCCGGTCAGCGTGAGCAGCGGCGAGCTGGGCGCCGTCCCGCGGGTGTTGTCGAGCAGGATCGTGCCCGTGGCGCCGACGATACCAAAATCGAGCCCGGGGCCGGCATCGAAGTCGAGGCCGCTCGCGACCGCGCGGAACTCGATGTCATCGGCGAGCAGGAAGGCGCCGACCGCGATCGGTCCCTTTTGGACTCGGATCTTGGCCTGCGTGGTGAGCGCGGGCGCTACGCCGTCAAGCGTCTGCTGGTCGGACCACGTCGCGGCCGACAGCGTCGCGGTGGTGAGCGTGGTCGAGGAGATCAGCGTGTTGCTCGCGTTGTACCAGTCGATGGCCAGCTGAGCCGTGCCGGAGGTCGACGGGTTGAAGAAACAGCTCGCGCGATACGTCGCGCCGGCTGTGAGCCCGGTGATCATCGCGGTGGACACGAGCCCGCTGGGGGTGGTGTTCTGCGTGCTGGTTGCCTTGC